TGATGCTGCTATAGGTACGTTTAATTTTCTTGATGTAGTACTAATTACATTAAGACCTTTAGTGAAATCTGCTTGATTTTTAGTAACACCTTTTAAAGCTATTTGTAGCTTTTGTATTTCTGCTGCGTAACTAGCAGATTCTCCAGCAAATTGTGTTGCCCCTGCTATTGCTGTAACACCTGCTCCAATACCAGCACCTGCAAGCCCACCTGCAAGCCCAGCTTTTGACATAATCCCAACTCCAGCTTTTGATGCGTTAGCAGCAGCACCAGCACTAGCTAATCCACTAATAGCTGGAGGTAAGCCTAAAGAACTTCCAATATATGCACCTGCACCTCCAATAGCTGCTGCACCACCTGTACCTAATCCAGCAAAAATCCCTCTACTAGTGTTTGCTACTTGTGTAAATGATTGAAGTTTTACTTTATTTGCTTCAATTGCAGCACCAAGCCTTTTAAATTCTGCTCCTCCTATTTTTACTTCATTTCTTAATGATTTTAATGTTCTTTCTTTTTGTCGAAATTGATTAATTGATTGCGGTACAAGGTTTATGGTTGTTTTTATATTCTTGTTAAGACTATCAAGTCCACCCTTACCTAAACCTTTAAATGATGCGTCAAGTTGCTTTAGTGATCTTTTTAAGCCAGTAAGATCTTCTAGACCTGTAATATCTAAATCTAAAATAAACTTTTCAACTTGTTTAGCCATTATTTTTTCTCCTTATTCATTTCGGCTAATGCAGTTGCTTCCATTAGTTGTAGACCTTCAAACATTTCTTGTCTGTTATCTATATTGTATACGTCAAATAGTCCTCCGTTAAGTAGAAGAACTTCATATTTTAATCCTACCGCACCTCCAAAAGACATATTCCATTGTGTTTGTGTTCTTAGAAACATCATAACAATTTCCCAATTATCTTCAAATATTTCAAAATCTTTATTCATATCTGGCTGCTTCTCTAATTTAATACCAAAAGCTTTTGCATCATCTTCGGTATTATCTATTAATTCTTTGCCACCCGAAGCCCAGTGTTTGGCAGCATCAATTAGTTTCCCACTTGAGCATTGCCATAAAATGATTTAAATGCATCTAAAACACCTTTAACAAAGTCTACGTCTTCACTAAATTCTTTTAAAATTACTTTACTAAAACTAATAGGACTACCATCTTCTTCATTAATATCTTCCCAACCAACTAAAATTTTTTGCAATGCAGAAAATTCATCTTCATTTTCAAAGTTATCTAATTCAGATCTTTTTAATCTTTTAAATTTTCCAACGAATTTATCTATTTCAAATTCTCCAGGTACATCTAATGATGGACGTTTAACCTCTACAGGCCAGGGATAGATATTTCCCTTCTTTCTGACAAATGCCATAAAAACTAAATAATTATATACTTCTATACTTTAGCTAGGAAGTCAATGTTTATGTATAAATTAAACTGAATTCATCTCCTTCTGCTGCTGTTGATGATGCACTTGGTACAAGTGTGAAAGGAATATCAAGCATAACAACACCTTGCATATCACTATATGCCACATCTCCAATGTCTACTTTTGAAGATATAAATTGAACTTTATTTCCAGCAGTAGTTCCATGTAAGAATTGCAAGTTACCTAAAGAACCTTCTGTAAGTGCAGCAGCAAAATAATCCTTAGTACCTAAAGCAGGAGCTTCTATAGAAACAGAACCACTTGCAGCCCTATCAGTGATAAGTACTTCTTTTGCAGTCGTTCCCCCTACAAGTTCTCTATACTCAACAGTATTACCTAAATCCATTGTTACAGATTGTAATAAACCAGCATAACTTAATAGCTCAAATCCTGTTGTGTTTCCGTTTTTAAATATTAATGGTGATGCTTGGTCGCCATAAGTAATGCTTGGCAATGCAGAAGCTGTTGGAGCTATATACTCACCAGTAAATGTAAAATCAATACGAGGAATTGCTCCTACCTCACAAGCTAAAGAAAATGTTCCTCGACAGTTAATAGCCTTATGCAAGACACCATCTACGTTGTAATGGATAGTAACTGTCTCAATACCTGTAGACATTGGTTTGTAAGTGCAAGAAGTACCACTTGAAACTTCTTCTTTCATCCCACAAGCTTCTAAGGCTTTTGAATATCTAGGACGAGTTCCAGCTGCCCCAGAGCCTGCCATTTCAACCGAGAATGTACACTCAACTTTTGTATTAGCAAGTAACTGCTCGCTAGCACCAAAGTATGGTCTGACAACATCTCTATTTACAACGTCACTTGATTGTGGTGTAATACTCAAATCAATAACTTGAACAGCATCAGTAGCTCCAACAGTTGCTTCTGAAGTACCAGATTCAGTTTCAATAAGAATGACTCGTTTTCTTTGCAATAATGCCATTAGAGTTTATCTATCGTTCATTTAATATCTTAGTGCAACAAGGTTGTTAGGTTGAAAGATTGTCATAAGAACTTCTATAATCTATTTCAAATTCAACCGATACAATACCAGCAGGTTCGTCTGCTTCTAAAATTTCAAAGTTGGTGACAGAAGGTCTTATATCAATTGCTAAACCTCCAATAGTAGGATCGGTTAAAAGTTTTGTATATAAACTATTAACAGTAGGATCTGCTTTTTGATCTGGGATTTTTCCTCTAACAATTACAGATACTCTTACTCTAAACTCCCAAGTAATCTTACTAAAGATAGTATCTGTTTCCCTAGGGTTATCACTTACAGGTTCTAATATTATTGCTGGAGTAGATGCTTTTGTTAGTGCTTCGGGACGACTTCTATATATCCTTGTTGCTACTCCTGTAGTACCAGTAAGCTTTGTTTTTAAAGCAGCTAATATCTGTTCTCTTTTTGTTGCCATATCAAGTGCTTTCTTTACTTAATGACACTATACACATACTACCGTCATCAATCTTTCTAACACTTCTCACTGTATAATTCTCATCATTAATAACTATTTTTTCATCGTAATCAACTAATCCAAAATCACTTGTTTTTCCTGTTAATTCATAATCAGTTGAGACTACAACCCCATCAGCTATCATTTCATCTGGTTGGTCTAAAAAAGCTTCGTACTCTGCATTATCGTAGATAACAGAGTCTTTAAAATCTATAAAAAAAGTATTTAAATCTTCTGTAAAAGCCATAAGAAAAAGCCCCATATTGGGGCTATTATTTTAACCGTATTTTTTAAGAGCAACACCATTAATGTTGAAAGTAAATGAAGGTGTAGATCCTCCAATTGTTTGAACAATTTTGATGTAACGCTTGGCTTCATCTTTGCAAAATGTGATGACTTGCATTGAAACAGAACCAGTTACTTGTGTAAAAGTTGCTCCAGATAAATCACCATAAGTACCACCACTAGCATCTGAGTCTTGTACTTTGACATCTAGTGTTGGTGATGAGCCTGTGCCAGCAGCACTTGTAAGAATTAATGAAACATCTCCGTCATATTCCAATAAATCTATAGCTGCTGATGTTGCTGTACTTGTAACAGCAGCAGTAGCAACACATGAAAAGACTTCTAACTTTTCTAATGTTTGTTGAATAATTGCCATTTTTTTTAGGAAGTTGAATTTACAGTTTGTATTTCAGTTATGAGTTCAGTTTTTGTTTTACTAATATCTAGCTCTAACCCAAGATTTTTTCCGTATGTTTCTAAATCAACTTTAGTCATACGTTCTAAATTAGGAGTTTTAGCAGTATTGGCTTTTTTTTCTGTAAACTCTTCTGCTTTTTGCAAGTTAAGAAGAAGAAAACCAACATGATCTTCAACATCAATGACAGAGCCAGAGTTCTCAGGAACTCCAGCTATCATTGTGTTGCGTAAAAGCTTAACTTTCATATCAAGTAGCGAAACAAAATGCGCCTGGCTGAGTCACAGCGTAATCGACATCTTGTAAGGCTATTACTCTTACGTTTCCGCTAGTAGCTCCAGCATAAGGATCAACAGTAAGATCTAAACCAGACCACATACCAATAGTGAACTTACTAAAGTCTCCAAATAATGCGTCATTATTTAGAAGTTGATTAGTAACAATAGCTTTGTAGCTATTAATTTCACCATTTTCAAATACAAACTTTGCTGTATTAGAAGCAATCTCAGTAGTTTTTAAAGCACCTCTAGCATTTGCATTGATGATGTAGAACATATTTGCTACTTCAGCATTTGCAACCGCAATATCTGTCTCCATCCCCACATATTCAGCGAATGTGCCGAAAGTTGATAAAGATTGAGAACCAATACCAGTTGTATCTTTGATACCTAATGGTTGGTTTGAAGAACCTGTTCCATAGATAGCAGCACGATCTAATTCAAGTGCAATATTCTGTGCAATGTCGTTTCTTATTCTTTGCTCAACATCAACAGAAGCTTGTAAAAGCAGTCTACGACTGTAGTCAACAAATGCACCTATAGTTTTTGGTGTCATGTTCACTTGGTCGAACGCAAGGTTACTCTCTGAAGGAGCGCTTCCTTCTCCAACCCAATAAGCTGTTGATCCAGATGTTTGTCTAGGGATTGAAATATTACCTTCAAGTCCAGTTAACATGGAAGGATTTGCAGCCATTATCGCCATAGAATTTTTCAACTGCTCAATAAATGAACCAGCTAATAATTCAGTTGCAACTAAGTTTCCACCAGCAGTAGCTGATCCAACGGTTAAGTCTCTTTTTTCTTGAAGAACTTCGTTAGGAACAAGAATACCTCCAGCAGGTCTGCCATATTTCTTAGAAGCAGCTTCAGATACTTCTCTTTCAAAAGATGCTGCTTCTTGTGCTTTGCGATCTGTTGGATTAGTTAAAGCGTGTAAAGCTCTTGTAAAAGAAAATCTTTTAACTTCTTTTGGCTCTAAGCCAACTTCATTAGTACTCATGTCAGTAGAACGGATAGGGGTATTGTTAACCTCTGCCTTGTTTTTTACAAGATCGAGGATTGCTGCTTTTGCTTCGTCAGGAGATTTATTTCCTCTGATTAATGCATCTGCAATATCTTCTGCTCCATACTGTGCGTACTCACGACATAATGTTGTGATTGAAGCTGTACGAGCATTATTTTCGTCAATAGCACGTTGTACTTCGGCTTTGACATCGATTTCAACGGCTTCTGCCGTATCAACCGCAGTTTGTTTAGTTGATTCTTCCATGTTACGGACTGTTGTTGATGCGGGTTCAACCGCAGAATTTGTCTCCTCAAGAGGAGACTTATCTTCCATACTAATACTATTACCTTGTGAGGGTTCTATCAAACTTCTTCCAAAACCAACGGAATTGTCTGCTGGAATCGTAGCCAAGCTAACTTCGTGCGGAATCCATGAGACTGCTCTTAAGCCATCATCCATTTCTTCAAATTTTTCGATTGAATATCCAAACGAAATTCCACGATAAATACCGTCTTTAACGTCTTCTAAGACTTCAGTAGCAAATTTAGAGCGAGAAAAGCGGATTTTAGCGTATCCGCGCTTATCGGTATCTGAAATATATGCAGACTCAACTACTCCTAAAACACGGTTGGGATCGTGATTATAGAGGAATGGTGCGCCATCATTTAGTCGAACTAAATCTGCACTTCCTTCTTCATGGCTTAACACTTCGTTACCAAATACCCTTTTTACAGGTTGTTCAGATGAAAATGGAAACTCAAATGTTCTTGATTTCACATTTTTGAAATCAGTAACTTCTTTCCTTTCAAACTTGTCTGATGGATCAATCATTCTAATAGGGGCAATTTTTGTAAGAGTAGAAAATTTATGACCTACCTTTCTATCGGTAGCTTCACCATTTCTGTACAAAGTAATAAGAGCAGCTGGATCATCTGCTGTTCCTGTAATCGTAAACGATGAATCTGGTACGTCAATTGATCCATCTCTTACAATTCTAGTAATTTTTCCTCTAGCAGTGCCACCGCTTGAATTCCAAGAAACAAAATCTCCTGATTTCAGCCCATCTGGTGCTGCTCTTTCTTCAGTTACAACTTCTTCAGTCATAGAACGCTCCCTTGCTGTTTTAATTGCATTCGACTTAGATTTAGCCCAAGTCTGTCCAGAATCCGATCCCCAAGCTGACCAAGCGACCCTGCCTTTTGATGGGTAGCCTTCTTCACTTGAGTTGAATCCTTTGCCTGACTTGTCCGATTCATGTCGAGCAAACCATGCATTCATTGTAATAACGATATCAGGTGATAGTTCATTTCCGCTTAATATTTGTGTTGCTCTTCTAGCAGCATCATCTGTACCACCTGCTCTACCTTCAGATTTCCATTTCTTATATTGTTTTGCAGCACTCTTCATGCTTTCAGTTGGCATAAGATTTATGTCAGTTCCGTTTACATTTGCCATTTATTTTTTATTCCTTTTTGTAGGTTTTGATTTTTGTTCTTGAGTTGGTGCGTTAGAAGATAGATCTAATTCCATTTGACCCATCTCAACTTCAAGATCTAAATCTTTATCTAATGTTACTCCTAAGCCCTTTGCAACTTCTTGCTCTCTGGCAATCTCTGCAACAATATCGTCATAATCGCCACCACCGTTCATTGCTATGACTTGTGATTTAGTCATATACCCTGCTTGTTCTGCTTCTCGATATGCTTTAACTTCTTTTAAAGGATCAACATAATGTTGTGTAGGAGGTGTCCATTTAGGTTTGCAATATCTTTCAGACCTTGACGCATAATCGGGAAAATCTAATTCTCCTACAAGAACTGCTAATCCTAACCACTCTTTAAATATTCGATAATGAAAATTATCTATTATATATTTTTGGCAAAACTTCCAATGTTCTCTATCTTCAAGCAAACTTAATCTTGAACTTGAATAGTTTGTTTCGCTGAAATCTTTTGAAATCGTTTCATAGCTACATCCAAAACCTGACGCAAAACGTCTAATTTTGTTTTTTACAAACATTTCATACTGTTGACTTGGATAGTCAATGTCTGGAACAGTTACAGATTCTCCATTTTGAAGATACCGAAAAGTTCCTGGTTCAAAATCTTGCACTCTTTGATTAGCTTGAACTTCATCTCCTATTAACTCTCCAGAATTATTGGTAATAAAACCTTGGATGCTTGCTCCAGCTCGCGCTCGAATTACGGCTGCTTCTTCGTAGCCTTGCAATTGATGCATATCTTCCATTACTGGATGAAACCAAGGTACTCCTCTATTTTGACCAGGTCGTTCTGGCATAAATAAATGAATAACATCTTCAGCAGGTAAAATTAAATTTTCTTGTTGTTTTCCTTGGTTTTTTAAATAATATGCATCTCCAGGGTGTCTAGACATAATCGAATACCTAACGGCGCGACCCCAGGAATCAACTTCCACTCCATTTCGCCATTCATTATTTTTACTAAGTGTTTTGCCATTATATTCTTCATCTAATAAATCACTTTCAATAACTTGTAAAGCAAGAGGAACTTTTGAATTACCAAATTGTTGTCTTACGATTCTAAATAAAGCTTCTCCAGATTCTGGGAACTGACCAGCAGCCATCCATTCAAATTGGTGGAAGTTATGACGACCAGCACAATCACAATTGTATGCTCTAGTCCATTCTTTCCACTTTTCTTCTATTTGTGTATTTATTCTTTCATCTCTTTTGTTTCCTCTGATTTGTATAACTTCAGATCTAAATGCCATTCCTGTCCCAACAATATTTAATTGTGTTGTTCTTTTTGCTTGTTTTGCATATGGATTATTTCTAATTAATTCTCTTGATCTATCTCTTAGTTTTCTTAAACTATTTCTAATCTCAGCATCTGCACTAAGTTGGCTACTCATCCAATCAGATGTAAGTCTTGAAACTAATGCTCCTTGATATACACGTTTCATTTTGCCAAATGATCGTGGAAACAATACTGCTAATGTTCTTTGAAAAATATTCACTATTTAAACCTCACATACATTGCTCTTGGATTACCAAGACCATTTGCCATTAATTCTGCCTGTTTTTCTAAATTAACCATACCTATATAACGACCTTTTAACATTTCTAATTCTTCTAAAGTATATTTTTTAGCTGTTCTTGTTCCTATCTTATATTCTTGTATCGCACCTCCCTTCATTATATTGTCAATTGCCGTTTTTATTAAATCTAAAGTCTTTTCAGTATCTGTTCTACCATCAAAAGCTTTTGGATTAGATCCTGTATAAGCCAAGCTTGGTAGGACTTTAAATGTTCCAGTTCCTATAGTTTGAATTTCATTACCAGATTTATTTGCAACTGCTTGAAAAAACCAATCGCCATCTACAAAATCTGCACTTGTGGCAGATGGAATACTAAATTGAAACCCATCTCCATATGCACTACTTGTAATCGTAGCTCCTATCCTTGACTTATTAGTTCTTAAATAATAAATAACTGTCCAGTCTGGACTGCTTATTGGATTACCATAGACATCATTTGTAGCTGGATCTCGCCATTGAATTAAGTCTCCAGAACGAATTTTAGAAGGAAATACCACGTTTTTTTACCATTTTGACACGAAATTAGACTTTTTAAGACTATTCCTACTCTTTGAGTCTACCTTATTATCCTTTTTAGGCTCATCAGGATTTAACCTTCTTTCAAATTGATCGAATACTGTTCTTCTATCATATTTTTGCAATAATCTTTGCCAAGCAGCATATGCATATACCATTTCATCAAGAGCTTCATTTCTTGCATCGCTTTTTTTAACCCAAACCCTTTCTTGATAGCCATGCTTATATCTAAGCACCTGTCTCTCTGCCGTTAGTTCTTGAAAATAATCATGTGTAATTGTTGGATAAAAATGTATATAACCTTCTCCAGGCTCTGCATCTTTTAATCGATTGTGAAGTGTTGATTTTATAACATCTACTCCAACAGGAAATAATTGCACTCCCCTTTTTAATGCTTTACCTGCAAAATTAATATCAACTTTGCTTGGCTTGCCTAATGGTGGTTTTCCTTTTTGACCCATACCTTTTATTCCAATCAGACCTAACTGCGTTCTT